AAATATATTCAGCTGCTGGAGATAGGGCTCAAGCTGGTATTGTTTTTGAGATAGCAAAACAAATGATTTTAAATAATAAAGAACTGACTGGAAGAGCTAAAGTTTTTAGAAACTCAATTACAAATGAAAGTAAAGGAAACTTCTATCAAGCTATTTCTTCAGACTCAAAAACAAAACATGGATTCAATGCTAACTGCATTATCTTTGATGAATTACACACCCAACCAAACAGAGATTTATGGGACACCCTTCTAACTTCAACAGGATCAAGAAGAAGTCCTCTGTGCCTCGCTATAACAACAGCTGGTTATGATAGACAATCAATATGCTGGGAGGTCTATAATTATAGTAAGCAAGTTCAGGATGGAATAATTGAGGATGAATCTTTTTATTCTGCTATCTATGAAGCTGATTCAGATTGTGATATTACTGATGAAGAAGTTTGGAAAAAAGCAAATCCAAATTATGGAATAAGTTTGAGAGAGGAATACATGAAAAGAGAATCCCAAAGAGCAATGGATGTTCCATCATATCAAAACACTTTCAAGAGATTGATGTTAAACATTTGGACTGATTCTCAAACCGCTTGGATAGGTTCAAAAGAATGGGAACTATGTAAAGGAGAAGTTGATTTAGAAAAATTAAAAGACAAAGAATGTTGGGCTGGTTTGGACTTAGCATCAACTAGAGATATAAGTTGTCTATGTTTAATTTTTAAAGAGGGAGAAAAGTTTATTGTTGTTCCTTACTTTTTTATCCCTGAAGAAAACGCCAAGAAAAGAAGTGAGAGAGATAAAGTTGATTATGTAACTTGGTTAAAACAGGACCACATAATTGGAACAAGTGGAGATGTTGCAGACTACAATTTTATAAAGAATAAAATAATGGAGTTGGGAATGCAATTTAGAATCCAATCAATTTGTTATGATAGATGGAATGCTTCTCAATTAGTTATTGACTTAACAAATGAGGGAGTTCCAATGGAGCCATTTGGACAAGGGTTTCAATCAATGAGTGCTCCAACAAAAGAACTGGAGAAACTTATTTTAGGAGAACAGATAGTTCATGATGGGAATCCTGTTATGAGTTGGATGTTATCAAACATTGCTTTGCAAGAAGATCCAGCTGGAAACATAAAACCGAATAAAGCAAAATCAACTGAGAAGATTGATGGGGTTGTTGCATTAATAATGGCCTTGGGAAGTTACATGACTGAGGGAGATATCAATTCAGTTTACGATGGTAGAGGACTTTTAATTTTATAATATGATAAGAATATATTCAGCAGATGGTTTCATTAGAGAGTTTTGGTTAAGAGCCAAAGACTACAAATATTTAAAAGACGCATACGAATCTTTGGAACAAGAACACATTGAACTCTTTGGAAAAAGAAAATATGTGGATTACAATTCATTCAGAGTTTGTAGAGATAGAAAGATAAAAAGCAATAACCACACACGATAATCAACGAAATTTTCACTTATTAACAATAAGAAATATTAAAAAAGTTTCATTTACTAGGTTAAAAAAAAACTTAAAAAAGTTTGTTATTGTTAAAAAAGTTGTTATATTTGTATTATAATTAATGAATTAAAAATAAAATAATAAAATTATGAACTCATCAAACAAAGAAATCTTAAAAACAATTAACTTTTTATTAGATAATAATGAAACAGTATTTTGGTCAAATCAAAATTATGAAGTTAAAAGAGAAACAAATGGAAAATTAATTGTTGTTTGCACGTCTAATGGATTTACTGTTGGATTACAAAATTGTGAAATAAAAGATTGTGGAACAGACAAATGGACAATAAGAGAATATAACTTAAAAAACTTTAATTGTATTCATTATACAATGTTCAACTACTAACAAATTAAAAACAAAAAAGAACCTGCAATGAAAGTTGTGGGTTTTTTTATTTAAAGGAAACATTGTTACACAAAAAATGAGTATTTGTTTCGTATAATTGCAAAAAATTATATAGTGGGAATACTCAATTCAATCCAAAACATTTTTTCAGGAAAACCAAAAAAGGAAACAAGAAGCATAAATTACACAATGCCGTTTGGTCCTGCTCAAGCAGTATCTCCTGAAACAGCATTAACATTTTCAGCCGTATGGGCTGCCATGAGATTACTTTCTGAAAGTATTTCAACACTTCCTGTTGGAGTATTTAGCAGACAACCAAATGGAGATAATTTAGAAGTAAATTCTGAACTTTCATTTCTTATAAAATACCAACCAAACTCTTATCAAAACAAAATTACTTTTTACGAAAAGATAATTATGGACATGCTTTCTGATGGAAATTCTTATGTTCAAATTGTAAGAAACAGAAACGGAAGAGTCTTGGAATTATTACCATTGAACTATGGAGATGTAAATACTTACGTTTTAGATAACAAACTTTATTATGAAGATCAGAACTCAGGAACAACTCATGACTCAGATAACATACTTCATTTTAAAATGATAACTGGTCCTGATGGAATAACAGGACTTTCTCCAATTGAACAATGTAAAAATGCTATTGGGTGGGGTATGAGTGTTCAGGAATATTCCAGCACATTTTTCAAGAACGGAGGTAAACTCTCGGGAATATTGGAATCTGATAGGGCTTTAAGTGAACAAGCAATTGATAGATTAAGAAATTCATTTAATAAAAATTATGGAACTTTAGCTGGTTCAAATCAAACAGCTGTATTGGAAGAGGGATTAAAATATAAAAGTATTAGTGTAACACCAGACCAAGCTCAATTCTTAGCTTCAAGACAATTCTCAGTTGAAGAGGTGGCACGTATATTCGGACTTCCACCTCACTTATTAAGAGATTTATCAAAGTCAAGTTTTAACAACATCGAGATGCAATCTCAAGAATTTGTTTCTTATTCTTTAATGCCTTATATATCAAAGATAGAGTTGGAAATGAGTCTTAAATTATTTAGAAGAAATTTAGTTGGAAGAGATTATGTTAAGTTTAATGTAAACGGATTACTTAGAGGTAACGTAAAAGATAGAGCTGACTATTACAAAACAGCAGTTACAAATGGTTGGATGACAATCAATGAAGTAAGACAAAAAGAAGATTTAAACAGAATTGAGGATGGAGATAATAATTATCTTCAAATGAATATGACTACAGTAAACAAAATAGGAGAGGAAGATGCCAGCTGAGGAATGTAATAATGGTTTATGGAAGTGGGGAGAAACTGGAGAATGTAAATATGAAACTCAACAAGAAGCAGAGGAAGACAATGAAGATTACTATGAAGAGGAAAAAATAAAACAAATAAACATTTGGAACAAAAAATATAATAATACAATTATGGAAAAAAGAATATTTAATTTAGAATCAAGATTTGAAACAAGAGAAGATGGAACAGAATTTGTTTCAGGTTATGGAGCAGTATTTAACAGTAAATCTGAAAATCTCGGAGGCTTCTATGAGTTTATCTCTCCAAGTGCAATAACACAAGAAACAATTGATAAATCTGATATTCGTGCTTTAATTAACCACGACCAAAATTTAGTTCTTGCACGTTCAACATCAGGAACATTAAAAGTTGAGGTAGATGAAAAAGGTATGCGCTATTCTTTTGATATTCCTCAAACTTCTTATGGTAAAGACTTAGCAATTAACATGAAGAATGGAAACATTTCACAATCAAGTTTTGCATTTACCATTGCAAGAGATGGTGATAATTGGACTACAGATGAAGAGGGGAATGATATAAGAACTATTACAAAGATTGAAAGACTTTATGATGTTAGCCCTGTTGTATATCCTGCTTATTCTCAAGCGGAATCTGATTTGGTAGTTGCTCAAAGAGGTTTGGCAATGTATAAAGAAAATAAAGAAATAAAAGAAGAGGAAAACGATTTGGTTGCGCGTTCGTTGGCGAAACTAAAAATTGAATTGATAAAACGAACAAAATAATAATAATAAAAATTTTTAAAAATGAAATCAAGTATTGAATTGAAAGAATTGAGAAATGATATTATTTCAGAATTAGAAGTTATAAAAGAAACTGCAACTGCAGAAGAAAGAGATTTAACTACTGATGAGAATGATAACATGGATTCACTTCTAAAAAAAGCAGATGATATATCTGTTAAAATTGAAAGAGCTGAGAAAGTTGAAACTGAAATTAGAAATAATGTAAAGTTTGCTGGAACTCCAGTTCAAAAAGTAAACACTGACAAAGCTACAAGAGGATGGTCTTTATTTAAAGCTATCAATGAAGTTAGAAATGGTGGACAATTAACAGGTCTTGAAGCAGAAATGCACCAAGAAGCTGAAACTGAAGCTAGAAAAGGTTTACAAGGTATTGGAATCCCAACAATGATGAAAGAAGAAAGAGGGATAATTGACCAAGGAACTTCTGCAATTGCTCCAACTGCTGTTGGTGCTTATGTTGATAGCTTACAAGCTGCTGGACTTTTCAACAGAGTGGGATTAAACAATTTAGGAACAGTCGCAGCCGATACTGTATTACCAATAGCTGGAGGTTCAACTGTTGCATGGAACACTGAAAATGGTGCTTCTGCTGATGGTGGTGCTGACTTTGGAAAAGTTACTTTATCTCCAAACAGATTAACTGGATATGCAGATTTATCAAATGTAATATTAGCTCAAAACGGACCTTCTGCTGAAGCTTCTGTAATGAGAGATATGGGAAGAAATATGGCAACTCAAATTGATGCTGCAATGTTTGCTTCTTCTGATGTTACAAATGCTCCTGGTTGTATAGTTGGAACTTCTGGAACTTTAACATTTACTGAAGCTACTTTTGGTTCTGGTTCTATTGCTTCTGATATGTTAGAAGCTATCCAAACTGTTGCTGATGATCATGGATTAGATGGAAACTTATCTTTCGTTAATTCTTGGGAATTATACTCTGCAATAAAGAAAGAAGCTCAAGTTTCTTCAACTTATCCTTTATATGTAGATGATAGATTAGCTGGTTATCCTGGATATTTCTCTTCTGCTCCTGGTTCTTCTGCTGGTGCGTCTGGAGATGGTATGTTTGGTGATTTTGGTAGAGTTTACTTTGCACAATTCGGACCTAGTAACATTATAGTAGATCCTTATTCTGCTGCTGGAACTGGTAGCGTTAGGTTAATAATGAATAACTATTTTGACTGGGGTGTTGCTTCTGGTGCGTCTTTTGTTAAATTTACTACTTTAACAGCGTAAGTTAATTGAATAATTAAGAAAGGGCTGGTTTTAGATAGCCAGTCCTTTTTTTTAAAAAAAATAAAAAAATGTATAGAAGTTTAAAAGTAAATACCTTAGCAACAAATCCATTGTTTACCACAGCTGAAGCAAAGGATTTCTTAAAAGTTGATACAACAGCAGATGATACTTTAATAGATAATTTGATTAAAGCGGCAACTCAATCTTGTGAGGAATATACAAATCAATACTTCATTGATACATTAGTTACACAATACAGTGATAATTGGCTAGAGGTTTATAGACTTTATAAAAGTCCAGTTTCAGCAATTACACACATAAAATATTATGATACAAACGATTCTTTGCAAACATTAGCTTCTTCAAATTACATATTGGATGATGCTTCAAAACCTGCAAGAATTGGATTGGCTGTTGATGCAACACTTCCAACTTTAGCAGATAGAATAAACGCTGTAGAGGTAAAATATACAGTTGGATATGGAACAGCTTCAACTGATGTTCCTGATGGTATTAAACAAGCTGTTTTATTGACCATTGGAAATTGGTATGAAAACAGACAAACAGTTATAACAGGAAGAACAGCAACTGAACTTCCATTATCAAGTCAATATTTATTGAACCAATATAAAATTCAAGTATGTTAAGTATAGGACAACTTGATAGAAGGATAACTATAACATCCCCAACATATGTAACTAATAAATATGGAGAGGAAACAAAAACTTATGCAACTGTTTATACATTATGGGCAAAAGTAGATTGGAAAAGTAGCAACAGAAAAGAAGAGTCCCAAGAGCAAGTTAATAAAACAGATGTAATTTTTTACATAAGAAATCTAGGAGTTGATTTAAGAACAACTTACAGAGTTGAATATGATAACGAAACATACATCATTCATGGGATAAAACAAATAGATGGAAGAGAACAATTTTTGGAATTAGAAACAAGAATAAAAGACAATCAATCATGAGTGGGGTTTCAGTAGAAGTTAAAGGAATTAAAGAGATAGCAAAATTGTTTTCTCAATTGCCAAAACAAGTTGATGAAGATAAAATTTGGGGGAGGTTTTGGAAAAAAGTAACTATTCCTTTACAAAAAGAAGCTGCTGGAAATGCACCTGTTGCAAAAAAAGATGTTGTTTATCCTGCTGATTCATCTTTAAAAATTACAAAAGGAACTTTAAGAGATTCTATCATATTTTACAGAACAAAAGCTTCCAAAAAGCCATGGATTCATGGTGGGTATATTGGACCAAGAGTTAAAGGAAAGTTTAGAAAAAACAAAGGGGGATATTTTGGAGCGTGGGTTGAATACGGGCATAAAACAGGACACAAGGGGAAAAAAACAGAAGATAATCCCTACATGGAAAGAGCTTGGAAATCTAAAAACAGCGTTGTTTTGAAAGATGGATTTAAAGAAGCAGAAAAAATATTTGTTAAGGCAGTAAAAAGCCATGAAAAAAGATTACAAAAATACGGAAGTTTAGGATATTAAAATGGATATAGGAAAAGCAATATATAAAATATTAAGTGATAACATTGCAGTGAGTTCAATGGTGGGAACAAGGATTGCTCCAAATGTAATGAAGCAAACCTCAGCATTTCCTTTTATTGTTTATGATGTAAGTTCAGACACACCTGAGGGGCAAAAAGATTCTGTTGCTTTATTAGATACTGCAAACATAATGGTTTCAGCTTATTGTAAAACATATTCAGAAGCTTCTAAACTTGCTAACTATATAAGAACAGCATTGGACAGAGTGAATGGGGTTTATAACGCTGTAAATATTCAAGCAATTGATTTTGATGGTTATGATGATGTATTTGATGATATGAGTGGTAGTGATGGGATTTATAGAAAATCCTTAAACTTTAATATTAGAATTATAAATTCATTCAACAATATTTATTCAACTCATTTTGATGGGGTTGATGATTATGTTTCTTTGGGAGTTTCTGGATTAAGTGCAATGAAACAAACAGGATCTATTTCTTCATGGTTTAAATTAGAAACAATCGCATCTTCAGCAAATATATTCCAAACAAAAGTTGATGCAAATAATAAGATTTTGATTTATTATCAAGCTTCAAATAACGAATTGTTTGGAACTTATAAAGCGGGGGGAACTGCTGCAACAGCAATTACAACAGAAGCAGTGGAAGGGGATGGTTTATGGCATCATGTAGCGGTAACTTGGGATTCAATCTCAGCAAGAGAGATAAAACTTTATTTAGATGGAACATTAAAAGACACCACAAGTTTAACAACGGGCTCTATTACAGAAAGTTTTGAAGATGCAGCAATTGGAAATAATACTTCAGGCGGAGGGTTTTGGAAAGGAAATATTGATGAAGTAGTTTTATTCAACAAAACACTTGACGCAACAGAGGTTTCAAACCTTTACAATGATGGACTTCCGTTTAATCCTCAACCAGTTGCAAATATGATAGGTTACTGGAAAATGGGAGATGGTGGTATAGTTGGAAATTCAATTGCAACTTATCCAACAATTGTGGATGAAACAGGAAACAATAATGGAACAATGACTAACATGACATCAACAGACTTTGAAGCTGATGTTCCAGAATAAAGATATGGAAAAAAAGTATGTTATAATAAATAAAGAAATGGTTGAGGCGGTAGATTTC